TGAAGAATCACGCTCGCTCGATGCTAAGATTGAGAAGTTGACTGCACAGGCAGCAGCAGATGCAAAGGCAGCAGAAGCACGCGCTGTAGTTGCAGATGCACTACCAAAGGCAACAACTTCAATCGTGCGCGAATCACGCACATACACACCAGAAGCAGGTCACTCATTCGTTCGTGATGCATTCAATGCTCAAGTTCGTGGAGACTTTGCTGCACAAGAGCGTCTTGCACGCCACATGAAGGAAGAGTCTGTTGAATCACGCGCAGTTGATACTTCAAACTTCGCAGGACTCGTAGTTCCACAATACCTCGTTGACCTCGCTGCACCTCTTGCACGCGCAGGCCGTCCAACTGCTGATTTCGCAACAAACAAGATGGCACTTCCTGCCGCTGGTATGTCGCTAGAAATTAGCCGTATGACCACAGGTACATCAACAGCAATCCAGGAAACACAGAACACTTCTGTTTCCAATACCGATGCAGATGACACCCTGCTCTCTGTCCCAGTGCGTACCATCGCGGGACAACAGGACCTATCCCGCCAAGCAATTGAGCGCGGAACAGGCATTGATGCATTTGTTGTTGCTGACTTGATTCGTTCATTCCACACAACACTTGATTCACAGGTACTCAACGGAACTGGTTCCAATGGACAGTTCAAGGGTATCCGCGCTTCAGGTGGAAACGCAATCACCTTCACATCAACAGCACCAACAGTTGCATTGCTATATCCAAAGTTGGCAGATGCTCTACAGCAAGTTCAGAGCAATGTGTTCACCACACCAACTCACTGGATTATGCACCCACGCCGCCTAGCATTCTTGCTCGCTGCAGTTGATACTGCAGGCCGTCCAGTAGTTGTTCCAACTGCTAACGGACCAATGAACGCTGCTGGAGTTGGCGCAGGCGCTGCTCAGTATGCAAACAGCGGATACCAACTTCTTGGTCTCCCAATCATCACTGATGCAAATGTTGCTACAAACTACGGTGCAGCCACCAACCAAGATGAAATCTATCTTGTTGATGCACGCGAAATGCACCTCTGGGAGCAACCAGGCTCACCATTCTCACTCCGCTTTGATGCAACTGCCCCTGGCAGCCTAACCATCAAGACTGTTGTGTATGGATTCTCTGCATTCACCGCAGAGCGCTATCCAAAGGCCGCTTCAATCATCAGCGGTACTGGTCTAGTTGCACCATCGTTCTAGTTAGAACGAACAACTAAATAGTTGTGTAGGAGCAGGTGGGAATCCCCCGACCTGCCTGCTCCTACACTTCCTAACGAATCGGGGGATTCAATGAAAACAGGACATAAAGTTTCAATCGGTGCGTGTGACCCAGGCACCGTCAATGCGGCGTGGGCATATCGGATGTTTCAACTCTGCCAAGACCGCCGTGACAAATTAGGGCCATTTGTCAGAATAAAAGGCTCTGGATTACTTTCCAAGATGCGCAATCGAATTGTCAAAGCATTTCTTGAAAATACTGACTCAGATTGGCTCTTGATGATTGATGTGGATGAACAACTCTCCACAGAAGTATTTGATTTACTTATTCAAACCGCTCACGATAAAGAGCGACCAGTTGTATCAGGTTTAGTTTTCGCAGCCTTTGATGCTCACAAACACTTGTACCCAAAACCTGTACCAGCAATCTTTCAGGATGCGCCAGAAGGCTTCTTGCCTTTGTTCAAGTATGACCGAAATTCAGTCTTTCAGATTGATGCGTGTGGAACTGGTTGTGTTCTCATACATCGCAGCGTTCTTGAAAAAATGCGTGAGTACGCTGACCCAAACCAAGGTGAAGATTGGTGCTGGTTTTGGGATGGTCCGATTGATGGCAAATGGATTAGTGAAGATTTGCTGTTTTCGCGCCGTATAAGACAATTGGGCTTTCCAATCTATGTCAACACAGCAGCAGTTTTACCCCATCAGAAGTCATATTGGCTATCAGAGGAACACCACCTATCGTGGAAAGAATAAAGTTTTGGCGGAAACAAACCGCAACCGCAACGCCCGATTTAGAACGGGCAGTTGCACCACAGGCAGAGAAGAGGAAAAAGCGTGGCACTAATAAACGCATACTGCACACTGTCAGACCTGAAGGAATCACTAAATATAGACGACATTCAGGATGATACTGCGCTTGAAGCCGCAATCATGGCTGCCAGCAGAATGCTTGATGATTACACAGGGCGATTCTTTTACAAGGATGGCACAACTGCCACACCAGTAACTCGTTACTACACAGCGCAGGATTGGTGGACAACCAATGTTGATGACATCATCTACATCAGCGAAATTGCCACAGATGATAATTTTGACCAGTTATACACAACCGTGTGGGCAACTTCTGATTATATGGTTGAGCCTGTGAATAACCCTCGCCGTGGCTGGCCTTGGACTAGATTGCTCGCAATCGGCGCCTATATCTTCCCATTCAATCTGCCGCAATCAGTGCGTGTCAAAGGTGTCTGGGGTTGGACTGCAATTCCTAATGAAATTCAAATGGCTTGCAAGATTCAGGCATCGCGTTTATTTATCCGCCGCCAGTCTCCATTCGGCATTGCTGGCAGTGCTGAACTTGGAACAGTTCGTTTGAGTTCTCGCCTAGACCCAGATGTTGAAATGCTTGCCCGCCCATTCCGCAAACTTTCCTGGATGGCAAAATGAAACCCAGTTCGATTCGCGATGCTCTCAAGAAGCAACTCGAACAAATCAAAGGTTTGCGTGCATATGACATTATGCCTGACTTGCCACAGCCACCTTGTGCTGTCGTTGGCCAGTTAGATTTCACTTTTGATTTGAACAACAGCCGTGGCTTAGACCAGGCAAACTTGGATGTCTATGTGCTAGTTCAGAGATTCTCTGAAAGAACAGCGCAAGACAATCTTGACAAATACCTTGCTGGCTCTGGAGATTATTCAATCAAAGCAGCCATTGAATCAGATTTGACCCTTGGCGGTGCCTGCAACACTTTGCGTGTTACATCGGCAGAAGCAGGAACATATCTGTCAGGGGATGTTGAATATATTTCATATCGTTACCGTCTAACAATCTGGGGCCAAGGAGACTAAATGGCATACATAGTAAATTCTGACCGTTTCGTTTTGAAGAAAAAAGGCGAATCAGTATCAGAAAAAGAACTGCTTGAAGCAGGATGCAACATTGATGCGCTTGTCGCAGGTGGTCATCTTGTGTCAGCAAAGACCGCATCAGCAGTACCGACACAAGAAGGAGACACTAAATAATGGCACGCATCGTATTGACGGATGTATCCGTTGTCATCGGCGCCGTAGATTTATCTGACCATATTGCCAGCGTGACAATTTCAACATCAGAAGATGTCATTGACACCAGCGCATTTTCATCCACTATTGCTGCAGGCCGCACAAGAGTTGCCGGTCTTGCTGACAATTCTGTGACCCTAGAGTTCCACCAGGATTTTGCAACATCCTCGGTTGAGCAAACAATTTATCCGCTTCTTGGCAGCACAACAACCGTTGTTGTAAAGCCAACAAGTGCAGCAGTATCTGCAACAAACCCTTCCTACACATTCAGCGCTCTTGTTTCAGAATGGCAAGAGTTGTCAGGTTCTGTGGGAGAATTGGCCACTGCAAGTGTGACTTGGCCAATTTCAGGCGCTATCACAAAAGGAGTATAGAGAATGGCCCGTTTAGTTCTAACAGATGCTTATGTGGTGCTTGCCAGCACTGACATTTCGCAATATGTCACATCCGTGACACTCTCTTCAACACTTGATGTTGTTGAGACCACTGGTATGTCCAACACCAGCCGCACCCGCGTTGCTGGCCTTCGTGACAATCAAATCACTCTTGAGTTCAACCAGGACTTCGCTTCTGGCGCTCTTGAAACTTTGATTTATCCAAGCGATGCTTCAAGCAAGATTGGCACCGCAGTTGCAATGACTGTCAAACCAACCAGTGCAATCACATCTACAACAAATCCTGCATACGGATTTTCAGCGTTGATTACAGAATGGCAATCAGTATCAGGTTCAGTTGGCGAATTGGCAACTGTCTCTGTCACCTGGCCAATCTCAGGCGCAATTACAAAAACAACCGCATAACAAACTAAGGGGGAAATGATGGACGGTTTAGCAATCAAAGTAAAGACCGCAGATGGCAATGAGTCAGTCTATAAACTGACACCAAGAATCATCGTGGCTTTTGAACAGAACTTCGGCAAGGGTCTGCCCAAACTAATCGGTGAAGAGCAAAAGATTGAGCATATTTACTGGTTGGCTTGGAAGGCACAACAGGTCAATGGAGTAGTTGTCAAACCATTCGGTCCTGAATATCTGGACACGATTCTCAGCGCAGAATTGGACGCAGACCCAAATTTCGAATCCACCGCGACAGCCTAACTTATACAGTTGCAGCAATTGCGGTGGAGACAGGCATTTCTCCGATTGATTTGCTTGATGCGCCTGAAGGCATAATTGAAGCAATCGGTGTTTATTTGAAGGAGCGAGCAAAGAAAAATGGCGGATGAAATAATCGTTCTCACTGGCATCAAAGAGACTGTTGATGCTTTGAAAGAGTTCGACAAATCTGCTGTTCGCAAGTTCAATAAAGTTATCAATACAGAACTGGCCAACGCCGAACGCGATGCGCATGGCATTGCGCGTGGCATCGGCAACGGGAAAACAGATACTCCAATGAGCGGTTGGCGGCCATATAACGCCGCCAATCCTCGTAGGAGTTCGCGTGGTGGCACTGGCTGGCCTGCCTGGAGTACGGGCGAAGTTGTCGCTGGTATTCGCAAGACTAAGGCTCAAGGCAAGGTCCGTAAGGATTACACCACCAGTGCTGGTGCATTGATAAACAAATCTGCTGCTGGCGCAATCTTTGAAGTTGCTGGCCGCAAAAGTGGAATGAGTGCTTTCGGCAGAAGCCAAGGCGAACAATTTATGCGCACACTATCTGCCCGCTTCAAACCTGCTTCTCGTTTGGTTTGGCGTGTTGTTGATAAAGACCGCGCTAAAATTCAAGCCAATGTTGAAAAAGCGTTGAATGAAGCAAAAGCAGAATTGCAAAGACATTTGAACAGAGAGCAGGCATAAGATGGCAGTTGGCGCAGTAGTAGCGCGAATCCTGACGCAGTATTCTGACAAAGGTTCCAAGGCCGCTCAAAAAGACATCAATAAACTTGGCAAAACATTTGATGATTTCGGACGCAAGGTTGTGCGTTCATTTGCGGTTGCCGCCGCTGCTGCTGGTGCTTTTGCAATCAAGATTGGTAAAGATGCAGTTCAAGCAGCAATTACAGACCAAAAGAGCCAAGTGCTTCTTGCAAATAGCCTTCGCAACACAACAGGCGCTACAAATGCTGCCATTGCCAGTGTTGAAGGTTACATTTCAAAATTACAATTACAAGTTGGCGTTGCAGATGACGAATTGCGACCTGCTCTTTCCAAACTTGCAGCGGTTACTGGCGATGTTTCTGCTGCTCAACAATTGCTTGGCACTGCTCTTGATGTCTCAGCCTTTTCTGGTTCAGATTTGAACTCAGTAGCAACCGCACTTACAAGAGCGCTTCAAGGCAATTTCCGTAGTTTGCAAAAATTAGTTCCAAGCATTGACACTACAACAATCAAGTCTAAAGATTTGGTGGCGATATTCCGC